CTGCCCGACAAAGATACATGGTATCAGACCAACGAGCAGAGGGAACAATACCAGCGAACCCAACAGCTTCACCATCATGTGTGTAAGCGACATACCAGTATTCCTTGTCTGTAATTTTGTACACCACATCTGCGGGAAGACACGCTTTTTGGAGCAACGTCAACAGTTGCACCACCTCCGGCTGGCGAGTATCAACAGGGACAACGCGGTATTTCATGGCCACATAATGCCAAATATTTGTGACAAGAAAATAAATGTTGCATACTTAAAAATACCGTGATATAAACACAGCAATCCGGGCTTTCCGGTGTATCAAACTGTCCCGGCAGACGACATACCGATTGATGCACTTAACTTGTATGTAAGGAATACATCATGGGATTCGCAACTCACCTTGGCCCTTGGTTATTGGGCACAACCAAAAACACAACCGGCACTACTGCTGCTACAACTCGCAACACTGGTTGCACCGTTGTTTCTCAGTCTGCTGACGTTGTATATGGCACATTGACTGGCAATGCCATTTCTATCCCCGCTGGTTCACAAATTGTTGACGTTAAAGTTGTTACAACTACCGTGTTTAGCGCAGCTACAACTTGTAAGTTGAGCATTGGTGGTACAGACTTCACTACCACTGGCACAATTACTAGCGTTGGTAGCGTGGCTTTAGGTGCAAATGCAACTACACCCGGCGGTTGGTTGAACGTTGGTGCAACAGACACCTTCATTACTTACACCTTGGCTGGTACTTCATTGACAACTGGCGCAGCAACTATCGTCATCACTTACGCAGTGCGCGATTCAAGCGGCAACCAAGCTCAGCCTGCTCAACAACAGTAATTGATCTAGGGGGCTTCGGCCCCCGTTTACAAGGAGATTAATTATGGCAATGCAATATGATGTCCTAGCCGGGCACTTAAACGTTAGCGGTATTGTGGTGAATGGTCCAAATCGTTTAAAAGGTATTATTTACACCAGCGGCACTTCCGCAGGCACAATCAATATTTTTGATACGGTGACAACCCCTACTGCAATTACTTCATATGTTCGTAGCTCTGCTGGGGTAATTACGGTTACTTTGGCATCCCATGGTTTAAACACCGGGGATAAAATTGGCCTTACCTTTGCTTCTGGTACGGGCGGATACGGCACAAATGGTAACTATGTTGTTACCGTTTTAACTTCTAGTACATACACGGTACAAGATATTAACATTGCCGCCATTACGTCTGGTACGGGCGGAACACAAACTGTAGCTGGTGGTCGCTGGATATTCTCTTTGGATACAGCCGCAACAACTACTTCTGGTCAAGCGGCGGCTGTAAACATTGTGATCCCCGGTGAAGGCATAAAAGTTAACACTGGAATTTATTGCCAACTTGGTACTGCTGGTACAAACCAAAACGGCGTAACGGTGTTCTATGGCTGAAACAAAACAGGCAACATTGATGGGGCGCAAACTGTTCATAGGCATTCCAGCTTATGACGGCAAGCTGAACATTAAGACCGCATTTGCACTGGCGCAGTTAATGCCCAAGGCGATGAGTCTTGGTGTATCCGTCACGTTGTCTGATTTGTCAAACTGCTCAATAATTACTATGGCTCGCAATGCCCTAGTACACGAATTCTTAAAAACAGACTGCACAGAGCTTTTGTTTATTGACGCTGATGTGGTTGTTCAACCAGATGACATCATGCGATTGATGGCCCAAAGCGGGGGCAAAGACATTACCGCTGGGGCATATCCACGCAGAGCCAAGGATGCTAAGTTCTTTGCAGATATTTACTTTGATGAAAACGGCAATCTAGAGTTTGATGGCTCTTTGATGCGTTTAAAGCGTGCGCCTACTGGGTTTATGTTGATTCAGCGTCATGTCATTGAGCAAATGGTTTTTAACCATCCAGAGTGGGCATACGAGAAGTCTCCAACAGAGAAGATGTCAGCCGTGTTTGACTTCGCCATTGTGGATGGCAAGTACGTGGGCGAAGATTACTTGTTCTGTGACAGAGCTACGCAAATGGGGTTTACGGTTTACATCGACGTTGATATTAGCCTACCCCACGTTGGGCAGGAAATGTTTGAGCGCAATTTCCGTGAAGAAGTTGTGATGCCGATGTTGGAAAATATCTACCAATCCAAACTGAAAGTTGTAAATGGCTAAAACAACTACAAAGAAAAAAGGCCCCGTTCTATCCGTTGGAAGAGGCGAGAAATTGCCCGTATCCAAGGGTGCGGGCTTGACTGCCAAAGGCCGCGCTAAGTACAACGCTGCTACGGGTAGTAACTTGAAGGCCCCACAGCCACAAGGCGGCCCACGCAAAAAATCATTCTGTGCTCGGATGTCGGGAATGCCCGGCCCCATGAAAGATGAGAATGGTAAGCCCACCCGCAAAGCGGCCTCTCTTGCAAGATGGAAGTGCTGATATGACTACAACCTCTGATACAGTTAAAAACACACTGGACATTGTTTCAGTGTTTGCGGCCATAGGGTCGTTCTTGGAGATGTTTACTCCCGTATTCGGTCTTATTGGCGCAATCTGGACATTGATGCGTATTGCTGAAATGATTGCGGGTAAACCCTTTGCCGAGCTAATTCGGAGAAAAAAAGATGCCGAGTAGTTCTAAAAAACAACACAACTTCATGGCGGCAATAGCGCACAACCCTGCGTTTGCCAAGAAGGTTGGAATACCGCAGAGCGTTGGAAAAGATTTCAACGAAGCGGACAAAGGTAAGAAGTTTGGTTCTGGCGGAACAACCCGTCCAGATGTGCAAGGTGTCAACAAGCCTAAAACCGATCACGGAAAAATGGCTTTTTTTAAAGAAGGTGGTAATACTATGGCTTCCAAAATGAATCCCGGATTTATGGCAATGATGGCTAAGAAAAAAGCCGGAGCTAAAGCTGGTGACAAACCAGAAATGGCAATGAAAAAAGGTGGCATGAAGAAGATGGCCGCTGGTGGTACATTCCGTGCATCTGCTAACGGTATTGCTACAAAAGGCAAGACCAAAGGTACACAAATTAAGATGAACAAGGGCGGCATGTCCTGCTAATGTCATGATGGCCAGCCGCGGTATGGGGGACATCGCCCCCTCTAAAATGCCCAAGGGCGTCAAGAAAGCCCGGCGGGACGACACTGACTTCACCCAGTACAAAGAGGGTGGGAAGGTGAATGCGGCTGGCAATTACACAAAGCCAAGTCTTCGCAAGAAGATTGTGTCTCAAGTAAAGTCAGCAGCCACGCAAGGTACCGGTGCAGGTCTTTGGAGTGCCCGAAAAGCTCAGCTTGTTGCCAAGAAGTACAAGGCGGCAGGCGGGGGTTACCGAGATTGAAAGCACCTCAAAAGTCATTGAAGGATTGGGGCGACCAAAAATGGAGAACCAAAAGTGGTAAAAAATCTTCTGACACTGGTGAAAGATACCTTCCAAGCGCTGCGATCAAAAGTCTCAGTTCTGCTGAGTATGCTGCGACGACCAAAGCCAAGCGAGCCGGAAAAGCCGCAGGCAAACAATTCGTAGCACAACCAAAATCTATTGCAAAGAAAACAGCGGGGTTTAGATAATGGCTACTAAGAACTTTATTCAAAACGCAATCAAAAAGCCCGGTGCACTGCGTGCATCATTGGGCGTAAAAGCCGGTGAAAAGATTCCTGCAAAGAAGCTAAACGCTGCTGCTAAAGCTCCCGGTAAAATGGGTCAGCGTGCACGTTTGGCCAAAACTCTTAAGAGCTTTAAATGACCACTTCTGGAACCGCAGCATTCAACCTTGACCTTACTGAGTTGGTTGAGGAAGCGTTTGAACGCGCCGGTTCGGAGTTGCGCACGGGTTACGACTTACGTACAGCCCGTCGTTCATTGAATTTGCTGTTTGCTGATTGGGCAAACCGTGGTGTCAACATGTGGACGTTTGAGCAGGGTACGATCAACCTGACTCCGGGTCTGAACACCTACGCGCTTCCTGTCGATACGGTGGATTTGCTTGAACATGTGATTCGCACGGGTGCGGGTAACGCATCTACTCAGTCTGACCTGACAATCACGCGTATCAGTGTTTCTACTTATGCCACGATCCCCAACAAACTGCAGCAAGCCCGCCCAATTCAAGTATGGTTTCAGCGTTTGGATGGCCAGACTTCATCAATTGGCACAACGCTCAACGGCGGGATTAATGCTACAGATACAACAATTACGCTGACTTCAGTGGCTGGATTACCCGCTACAGGGTTTTTGTTGGTTGAGTCTGAAACTATCCAGTACGGCTATATTTCTGGCAACGTGCTTTACAACTGCTTCCGTGGCCAAAACAATACAACTGCCGCGTCTCACGTAACCGGTACCGCCGTATATTCACAAAATTTGCCCTCCGTCACTGTTTGGCCAACACCAGATAACAGCACAACGTATCAGTTTGTTTACTGGCGCATGCGCCGTATTGACGATGCTGGCGGGGGTGTGCGCACAATGGACGTGCCTTTCCGCTTTCTGCCCTGTATGGTGGCAGGTTTGGCTTACTACTTGGCTCTTAAAATTGAAGGTGGCGCTGAACGCCTGCCCGTCTTGAAACAACAGTACGATGAAGCTTGGCAACTGGCTTCTGACGAAGATCGTGAAAAGGCTTCGGTGCGTTTTGTTCCGAGGCAAATGTTTATTGGTAGCGGTACATGAAGTCAAAGCGCGTTACCGACACTGCTTACCACAAAGCATACTACGAGGCCAACAAAGCCCGTATTGCAGAGGTTAAACGCGCTTATAGGGCGGCTAACAAAGAGAAAATTATTGCCAACAAACGGGCCGCATATTACGCTAAACAAGAAGAGCACTTAGCTCAAAAACGAGAGTATCGACAAGCAAACAAAGGCAAAATAAACTTTTTGTGTTCAATGCGCAAAAAAGTGGTTAAGCAGCGTACACCTATGTGGCTTTCCCCGTTTGACCGGTTAAAGATTAAATGCTACTACTCGGTTGCGGCAATGCTGGCGCGTAACAACAAAGAACCGTGGCATGTTGACCACATAGTTCCATTGCAAGGTAAACTTGTGTCGGGGCTGCATGTACCAAACAATCTTCAGTTTTTGCGTGGCGTAGACAACATACGTAAAAAGAATAAGTTTGAGGTGGCATATGGGTAATCGTTTTGCTTCTGGCAAGAACAGCATTGCTATGTGCGACCGTTGCGGTCAGCAATTTAAATTGACAGCGCTTCGTAAAGAGATACAAAAGACTAAGATTTATAATCTGCTTGTGTGTTCTACTTGTTTTGATCCCGACCAGCCGCAGTTGCAGTTGGGTATGTATCCAGTTGATGATCCACAAGCTGTGCGCAATCCACGCAAGGACACAACGTACGTTACGGCAGGGGTCAGTACTACGGGTAGTTTGACTGGTGGTTCACGGGACACCCAGTGGGGGTGGGCACCGGTTGGCGGAGCAAGTATTTTTGATGCAGTTTTGACCCCCAACTACTTGGTGGCAACGACATTTGTTGGTACAGTTACAGTAACAGTTTCATAGGAGCTAAAAATGGCTAAAGAAAACATGAAGGCAGACAAGAAGCAAGACGTTGCCTTAATCAAAAAAGCGTTCAAGCAGCATGACAAGCAAGAACACAAAGGCGGCAAGGGCACAACTTTGAAGTTGAAAAAGGGTGGCCCCACAACTGACGACCGTATGCGCTTGGGACGTAACTTGTCTCGTGCCAACAACCAAACTACAGGTTAATAACATGGCCAAAATTAACAATCTGCCTGCTTCTGCTTACGCCAAGCCCCACACAATGAGTGGTGCGCCTGTGGGTTTAGCTGAGAACCCCGGTTCCGGCCCTAACCGCAGCAAGCTTGATAACTTTGATGTAAGCGTTGGTAACATCAGCAAATCTGCTGGTAACGAGACGACTAAAACGTCAGGCATCAAGATGCGCGGCACAGGTGCGGCTACCAAAGGTGTAATGTCACGCGGCCCTATGGCTTAAGGTATACATGAACTACACCCAGTTAAGAGCTGCTATTCAAGCGTACACGGAGAATTCGGAAACGAACTTCGTGGCGGAGATTCCTGTCTTTGTGACACAGGCTGAGCAGCGTATTTACAACTCGGTGCAGTTCCCGTCCATCCGTAAAAACATGACGGGCACGGTTTCCACATCAACGCCTTACTTGTCTGCCCCATCAGATTATTTGGCCACGTATTCGTTGGCTGTTGTGGATGGAACGGGCAACTACGAGTACTTGTTGAACAAAGACGTTAACTTTATTCGTCAGGCATACCCAAGTCCAAACGATACAGGCTTGCCCCGGTACTACGCTTTGTTTGGCCCGTCTGTGACAGGCTCTACGATTTCAGACTACCTGACGTTCATCCTTGGCCCAAAGCCTGATGCGGCTTATACGGTTGAGTTGCACTATTACTACTACCCTGAGTCCATCACGGTGGCGGCAGATGGTCAGACATGGCTTGGCAATAACTTTGATACGGTGCTTTTGTATGGCTCTTTGGTTGAGGCTTACACTTACATGAAGGGTGAGCAAGACATAATGCAGTTGTACAACACCAAGTTCATGGAAGCTTTGGCACTTGCAAAACGTTTGGGCGATGGTATGGAGCGTCAAGACGCTTATCGTTCTGGTCAATTCCGTCAGCGAGTAACTTGATATGGCGATTGTTCAGACCCAAACCACAAGCTTCAAAGCGCAGTTGTATCAAGGTATTCATGACCTGACGACTGATGTGATTAAGATCGCCTTGTACACAGCCAACGCGGATTTAAACGCCGACACTACTGTGTACAGCACTACCAATGAAGTTGCGGCTACAGGTACATATTCGCTTGGTGGTTCACAACTAACGCCAATTACAGTCAACACTTCTGGATACACGGCATACGTAAGTTTTCCCAACGTAGCTTGGACTGCCGCAATCACGGCTCGCTGCGCGTTGATTTACAACGCAAGCAAAGGTAACAAGTCAGTTGCTGTTCTGGACTTTGGTTCAGATAAAACCTCAACGACTACGTTCACAATCACCATGCCGACCAACGGCCCCACCACTTCACTCATTCGCAGTTCTAACTAAGGAGTCAACATGACTATTGAGAAACTCACAACAACAGATCAGTTTTCAAGCGGTCTTGTTGCCAACACAAAATCTGGCGAAGAGGCCACCGCTACAGGCGTGTACCATATTGAGTGCCGTGACAAAGATGGCAACTTGAAGTGGACTGCTGAGTCAAAAAACTTGGTAGTTAATGCTGGCTTGCAGTACATGGCTGGTTCTGCTTTAACTTCAGTGACCCAGATTACCACTTGGTACATTGGCTTGTACGGCGCGGGTGCTTCTAACACTCCTGCGGCTGGCGACACAATGTCTTCTCACGCTGGCTGGACAGAGTATGTTAACTACAGCAACGCAACCCGTGTGGCGGCTACGTTTGCCACAGCGACGACTGCTAACCCTTCTGTAGTGACAAACTCAGCTTCCCCAGCTTCTTTTACCATCAGCGGCGCAGGAGGCACTGTTGGCGGTGCGTTCTTGACAAGCGGTAGCGCTAAGAGTGGTACAACAGGCACATTGTTCTCTGCGGCAGACTTTAGCGCTCCCGGTGATCGTTCAGTTGTGTCTGGTGACGTTTTGAGCGTGACTTACACATTTAGCTTAGCCGGTTGAGTCTTAAATGGCTGAAGGCGGCTGGAGTTCTGGCACGTGGGGTCAGGCAGGCTGGGGCAACTCAGTCTACGATGCTCAAGTCGGACTCGAAGGTTGGGGTGGCGGAACTTGGGGACAAGGGCCGTGGGGTGGGCCGCTTTATGTGGATCAAGTCACCGCAACAGATGCAGTCGTTGGATTTTTAACTCAACAATCCGCTGTCAGTGAGACGGCAACAGGCGCAGATGCAATAAGTTCTAGCCCGACATACGGGGCGGCGGTTGCTGAGACAGGTACAGGGGCAGATGCAATATCCGCAGGATTGGCTTACACCTCGGTTATAGCTGAGACAGGGTCAGGGTCAGACGCAATAAGTGCTGCGGCTACGTTTGGGGCAGCGGTAGTAGAGACAGGAACAGGATCAGATTCCGTAAGCGCGTTGGCAACATTTGGAGCAGCGCTAAGTGATACGGCTACAATACTGGATGCAATTTCTGCACTGGTTAGTATTTACGCAGCAGTCAGTGAAACAGGTACGGGAACTGATGCGATATCGGCAACGGCAAGTTTTGGTTCTGCGGTCAGTGAGTCAAGCACAGGCAGCGATGCGATAAGCGCCATCCCGACATACGGGGTGTCAGTCAGCGAGGTGGCTACGGGTGCGGATGCAGTGTCATCGACTCCAACTTTTGGCTGTACTGTGAGCGAAGCGGCGGCGGCACTGGACGCGGTTGCTTCAGCGTTTGCGTTTTTTGCTAGTGTTTCAGAAACGGCTACGGGTACAGATGCAGTAACAGGACGGATAACCTTTAGCGGGGTTGTAAGTGAGACAGCTACGGGCACGGATGCAGTAGCGACACAGGCAAGTTTTGGGTCAGTTGTTAGCGAGTCAGCAGTAAGTGCAGACACATTGGCAGCGGCGGCGGTGTTCATTTCGTCAATCACAGAATTGGCCACGATCATTGATTTGGTAGGTGGACGAAAATTGTGGGAAGAAATTGATGACAGCCAAACCGCAAACTGGCAGAATATTGGTACAGTGCAGTCTTCGGGCTGGACGTTGATTGAAGACACTCAAAACGGTGGGTGGACTGAGATTGACACGATATAGGAGCATTTAAATGGCAGCTACAACAGGTCAACTAGGGCTAGTCACCCCAACGCAGGGCACGCTCTCTGGCACGTGGGGCGACACGGTTAATAACGGTATTACTGAATACGTCAATATCGCTATTGCGGGCACGCTGACATTTAACGGTGATGGCGCAGTTACTCTGGCAAATACGACTGGTAGCTCCTCTGCCACCAACATTGGCAGTACCACAGCGCAGTACATGGTGGTTCAGATCACGGGTACGCTGACTGGAACAAAGACAATCACAGGCCCAAGTTATAGCAAAATCTACTTGGTTGATAACACAACCGCCACATACGGCGTAACGTTCAAAGCTTCTGGTCAGACCGGTGTGACGATTGCTGCTGGTGAAAAAGCATTTGTGTACTACAACGGTACAGACTACGTAAAAACTTCATCTACCGTTTCAAATGCGGCAGGGTCAACAACACAGGTTCAGTACAACTCAAGTGGTTCATTGGCTGGTTCCGCCAACATGACATTTGACGGCACTAACTTAACTGTTGGTGGCTCTACTACTGCAACACGCTTTATCCCAAGCGGCTCAACTGTTGCAACCAATGGTTTGTACTTACCAACGACTAACACAGTTGCCTTGAGCACAAACAGTACTGAGGCCGTGCGTATTTCAAGCACAGGTGGTGTTGGAATTGGGGCAACAACATTAACGCAATTTGGTTTGCGTGTATCAAAGACAATTACAGGCAATGTCTCGTCTTATGGCGTTCGCTCTGATGGTGTTGTGCAAAGTGATGTAACTTCACAAGCGTTTAATTTTAATAGTACAGCCTCTACTGCCGCCGCATCTTTCACGCTCGGTCAGTTGACGCATTTTGGCGCAACACAAAGTACCATAGGGGCAGGTTCATCAGTAACTAATCAATACGGCTATCTTGCAGAAAGCACTTTAACAGGCGCAACAAACAACTACGGCTTCTACGGCAACATAGCATCAGGCACAGGTCGTTGGAATTTCTACGCCGCTGGTACTGCCGCCAACTACTTTGGTGGTCAGATTCAGTTAAATCAAGACTACATTGAAAAGCCCTATAGCGCCAACAGTTCAACTGCTATTACATTGGACTTGACCAACGGCACAGTACAAATCATTACCTTGACAGGCAATGCAACGATTACCATGCCCACAGCGGTAAGTGGTAAGTCTTTCATTATGTTGTTGCGTCAAGACGCTACAGGCTCACGCACAGTTACTTGGTCAACAGTAAAGTGGGCGGGTGGTACTGCACCGACAATCACAAGCACCGCATCTAAGCAAGATATTTATTCGTTTTTCTCAGATGGGTCGAGCTGGTACGGGGTAACTGTTGGTCAGAACTACACACAGTAAGGACTGATAAATGTTTGCAGCATCTAAAACGGCTTCAGTCTCTGGTGGCTATCAAATCTCACGCAGTTTGCGCTTTAACAATCCAGACTCTACTTATTTGACCCGCACCCCTGCGAGTGCGTCTAATCGTAAAACTTGGACTTATTCGGCATGGGTTAAGCGGTCAGGGCTTGCAAGTTATCCAAACATTTTTAACGCAAATGACAATGCAATGTTTTTCCGCTTTAATGGCGATGACACATTGAACTTTGGTGTAACTGGTTCTAGTTTACAAACTAATGCTTTATATCGTGACCCATCTGCTTGGTATCACTTTATCGTTGCTGTTGATACTACACAAGCAACATCGACAAATCGAGTAAAACTGTATGTCAATGGAACACAAATAACAGTATTTAATTCAGCAACATACCCAACACAAAACTTTGATACAGATGTAAACACTACAAATGCTCATCGTATAGGTGTCGCAACAACAGGTGATGCCGCAAGTTATTTAAGCGGCTATATGACAGAGATAAACTTTGTTGACGGCACTCAGTTAACCCCATCATCATTCGGTGCAACAGACGCACAGACAGGCGTATGGTCGCCTATTGCCTACTCAGGCTCATACGGCACTAACGGCTTCTATCTGAACTTCTCAGACAACAGCAACACCACTGCCGCTACATTGGGTAAAGACAATTCAGGTAACGGCAACAACTGGACACCTAATAACTTCAGCGTTACTGCGGGTGCGGGTAATGACTCTCTTGTTGATTCACCAACATCGTATGGAACTACTGACACAGGAGTTGGTGGTGAGATTCGTGGCAATTACTGCACTTTGAATCCGCTTTACAAGAATGGTGCGGGAACTCCTGCAATCACAAACGGCAACCTTGATATGTTGGCGGGTGGTACTGGCGACAGTTACTTTGGTGGAACATTCTCGGTTAGTAGCGGTAAGTGGTATTACGAGTGTTTGATAAATGCCGTTGGAACTGGTGGTACAAGTATATTGATTGGTATTTGCAAAACATCAGCACCTAATGGTGTAAATATAGGTTCATACAGAAGCACATCAGAGATTTATAACCTTGATGGCACAACGCAAACTGCGGGTGCAACTTATGCGGCTGGTGACACTATTGGCGTAGCAATTGACATTGATGCGGGTACTGTTAAGTTTTACAAAAATAATACAGGTCAAGGTGCAACGCCATCGTTTACCTTTACTGCGGGAACAGAAGTGTTTGTTCGGGGTCGTTCTGATAGCGCAAACCCATCAGCAACATTCAACTTCGGCCAACGCCCATTCTTATACACAGCCCCAAGTGGCTTCAAAGCACTTTGCACACAGAACTTGCCAACGCCTACGATTGGGGCGACTACGGCTACGCAAGCAAGCCAATACTTTGCGCCTGTAATCTATTCGGGTGATGGAACAACAGGGAGGTCAATTGC